GGTCAGGCGAGGCAAGTTTGTTCAGAAATTTCGGGATTCAAAATTGGGCTTCGTGTTCTTTGGACTTCGGGCTCTCTGAGAGTGGTTCATAAGTACATGTAATGCAACAACATATGTCAGGAGGAAACAACGGTGACTGAAAGCAATCAAAAAGAGGAAACAACCGAATCACCCGAAATCATGGAAGTGGAGATTTCGTCTATTCAGTTGGATGCGGAGAATCCGAGAGAGATCACGGAAGAGGCACGGGAGGGATTGAAGCAGAGTGTTCAATCTTTCGGGATGGTGGATCTTCCGATCGTAAATAAACGAGATATGAAACTCTTGTCAGGTCATCAGAGATTGTCAGTGGCAAAGGATCTCGGACACCAAAAGGTTCAGGCAGTCATGGTGGATCTGGATCCGATCTTGGCTGAGGCACTTGCACTCACAATGAACAACAAAGCAGTTTCGGGAGATTGGACATCCAAGATCCATGAGTTGCTTGCCCGGATCAAAGAGGAGATTCCAGAGTTCTATGATCAACTCAAGATGGATCGGTTGCGAGAGGAGGCAATCAGTTCAGCAGTCAAGGGTGCAGATGGAGAGATTGTGATCAAGCCATTGGCTTGCCCAAAGTGTGGATCCGAGGTTGTCAAAAAGGAGGACTTGTCAGATGAACCAAAAGATTGAAGTTGTGCAGATGAGCGTTGATGAGATTATCCCATGCGAGGAGAATCCGAGAAAGATTGGCAAGGAAGCATTCTCAGCATTACAGAAGAGTGTGGATCAATTTGGATATGTCAGTTTGATTGTGGTGAGTAAAGCGACAAAGACAATCCTCGGTGGGCATCAAAGGTTCAAGGTTCTCAAGGATAAAGGTGTCAAGAGGTTGAGTGTCTTGCTGGTGGATCTACCCGAAAAAGAGGAGATTGCATTGAATATCACTCTCAACAATTCACACATCATGGGTTCATTCACAGAGGCAGTGATGAAGAAACTTGAAATGGTGAGGGGTGCAGATCCAGAGTTGTTTGCCTCATTGAGAATGGATGAGATTGAAAAGAGTGATGGAATCATCGATGAGATTGTTTTGCCTGAGGATGGTCAGCCTGAGGTTGATGAAAATCTCGAAACAAAATACAAATGCGTGAATGGAGATTGTGGATATGAATGGTAAACAACCAACAGTGATTTCATTCTTTGCCGGATTCAAAGAGTTGCTTGCAGTTGAATGGGATAAACATGCAGTGGAAACATTCAAGGCAAATTTCAAAGGTGTCACAGTGTGGCAAAAGGATATCAGAGAGGTTCAGACAGAGGACATCTTGAAAGAGTGCGGCATCGGCATCGGTGATCTCGATGTGCTTGATGGCAGTCCACCATGTCAGGGGTTCTCAACATCTGGAAAGCGGGATGCATTTGACAATCGGAATGATTTGTTTTTGGACTATCGCAGAATGATTGTCGGGTTGAAGCCGAAAGTCTTTCTGATGGAGAATGTCAAAGGGATGATCACAGGGCAGATGAAAGGTCGGTTCATTGAGATCATCAAGTCTCTCAAGGATTGTGGATATCGCGTGAAATGCAAAGTCATGGATGCTTCATATTACGGAGTGCCACAAGCTCGCAAGCGTTTGATATTCATCGGAGTTCGAGAGGACTTGCAGATCGATCCATCATTCCCGAAACCAAACAAGACAGCAATGACAGTTCGCAAGGGATTGGAGGGGTTGAAAGAGCTTGGTGAATATAAAACATTCAAAGGTGTTGTTGCTAAATATGCGCATCTAGTCAGGCAAGGTGATGATTATGGTCGAGTGATGCAAGCATACACCGGGAAGAGATCATATTTCAGTTCAAAGAAACTCCATCCAAACAAGCCAGCCAACACAATATGCAGTTCATTCAGTGAGTCACGTGCGTGCATACTTCACTGGAGTGAGCCGAGATCATTGTCAATCAATGAGTTGAAACGGATTTGCTCATTCCCCGATGATTTCATTTTGCCCGGGTCGTTTGCAAAGCAGTGGGCGAGACTAGGGAATGCAGTGATGCCCGGCTTGATGAAAGCAGTGGCGTTGAACATCAATGAACAGATCCTCAGCAAGTTGGAGAAATAGCGTTGGGTCAGGATGTAGTCAAGGCGGCAGAGCAGAGGAGGCACTTTGATCTCTTGAAGAAACTCAAGGATGGCAAATCTTTGAGTGCGACAGAGTTGAAAGAGTTGAAGAAGTTTGAGAACTCAGACAGTCAGCCCGGCACAGTTGTCAACACGCAAGATGAGGTTGCGAAAGTCTTTCAGGTAACGACAAGGACAATCCAGAATTGGGTTCGGGATGGAATGCCGGTTCAGGAGTCGGGTGGATATGATCTCAGCTCAATCAATGCCTGGGCGACAGATAGGAAAAACAAAAAAGAGGGTACAGTCGATTATCAAGATGAGTATCGAAAGATCAAATCTGAATTGGCTCACTTGGATCTCTTGGAGAGGAGAGGTCAGTTGGTGCGGATGGATGTTGTGGAGAAAGACCGGGTCAGACGAATCCTGATTATTAAGAAATCATTGTTGGCAATGCCGTCGCAATTGTCACCACAGTTGGTGGGAAAAGAAGTCAAAGAGATCAATCAAATAATCACAGGCAAGTTGCGTGAGGTCATCATGGAATTTGCTGACGGTAAAAACGAGGAGGATGACGATGAAGATAACAGTGGACACGCAGTTGGAGGTGGAGACATACGATCTGAAGAACGATCCGCAGAGGCGAGCATTGATGTATCAAAAGATCCAAAAGAATCTGAACAAAGGCATGTCGATGGAGGGTCTGAAAAACAGGTTGAAACTGATACAAATCAAGCTGAAACTTGAGTTCGAGCCAAAGGTTCAGGACTGGTGGATTCAAGGTCAGCAAGTGGAATTTATCGATGCGATCATAAAAGGTGAGATCCCATATCCAGATCCAGAGTTGTTTGATGGAGAAGTCGCAGACGTTGACGGGTTGTCAGATATCAAATGAGTGTCTGGACTGAGGTTGAAAAAGAAGCATGGAGTTTGCCTGAGGATTTAACGGTGGCGGAGTGGGCAGATAAATATCGCGTCTTGGATCCGATGATGTCAGCAGAGCCGGGCAGATGGAACACAGCACGGACACCATATCTCAAGGAGCCAATGAACTCGATCATGGAACAGGATGTCGAGGACATTGTGATGATGATGTCAACTCAGGTCGGCAAGACGGAATGCATGATGAACATGCTTGGGTATCACATCGATCAGGATCCCGCACCCGTGATGTGGGTTATGCCTAAAGAAGCAGATGCCCGGGGAATATCCGAGGATCGTGTTGAGCCAATGTGTCGGTTGTCACCGGCATTGAGAAATCAGTTCACCGGAAGAGATCACGATGTCCGAAAGTTGAAGATCGGATTCAGACGGATGAATCTATATATGCAAGGTGCCAACTCACCATCGGGGTTGTCATCCAAGCCAATCCGAATCTTGTTCATGGATGAGATTGACAAATATGCAAAGTTCTCTGGATCAGAAGCGGATCCGATCAAGTTGGCTGAGGAAAGAACACGCACATTCTGGAATCGCAAAAAGGTCAAGACATCGACACCAACAACAGAGGAGGGATATATTTGGAGCGAGTATCACAAAACAGATCAGCGCAGATGCTATGTTCCATGTCCTCACTGCAAAGAATTTCAATATCTCGTTTGGGGTCAAGTCAAATATCCGCGTGGGAGCAAGGATCCTGAAAAGACAAAAGCAGACAAGTCAGCATGGTATGAGTGCAAGCATTGCGAGAAACCAATCTATGATATCCAGAAACAGGCAATGTTGAATCATTGTGTTTGGGCGCCAAAGGGAACAACGGTCGAACAGGACGGCACGATCTCTGGTGAGATTAAAGAATCAAGGCGCAGAGGATATTGGATGAATGCATTATATTCGCCCTGGTTGTCATTCTCGGATGTGGTCGCTGAGTTTCTTTCATGTTATGAAGAGGGGGAAGTTCAAAACAATCTCTTGATGAACTTTGTCAATTCGTGGCTTGCCGAGCCGTGGCGTGACACGATTGAGGGATCCGATGAGGATGACATCAAAAAACTATGCAGACCGTACAAGCGCAGAGTCGTTCCGAAAGATGGATTGGTTATCACGGCCGGTGTTGATGTTCAGCTCGATCATTTTTGGTATGTCTTGAGAGTGTGGGGATATAACAGTGAATCGTGGTTGCTCGATTGCGGTCGGTTGGAATCATGGAATGAAGTCATCACCACTTGTTTCAAAACGAATTTCACATCCCCGACAGGTGAGCCAATCAAGCCGATGATGACATGCATTGATTCAGGGTATCGCACTGATGAGGTTTATGACGTGGTGCATGAGTGGAGGCATGTCGCGAGAGCAACAAAGGGAATGGCGAGATCCACAGGTCAACCATATTCGATGAGCAAGATTGACCGGCACGGATCAACAGGAAAGATCTTGAGAGCTGGTTTGGGATTGTATTCACTGGACACAAAGTTTTTCAAAGACAAAGTTTCTCGATTGATGGACACGGAGAATCCACAGGAATCAAAGTTTCATATATACGATGACATATCACCGCATTATTTGAAGCAGATGAGTTCGGAGCAGAAAGTCAAAGAGAAAGACAAAAGTGGCAAGGTTCGATATATCTGGAAAAAGAAATCATCAGGCGCACAGAATCATCTTTGGGATTGTGAGGTTTATTCGGCATCAGCTGCACAGATGCTCAGATTGCACACATTGCATGAGCCGGGTCAAGAGCATTTGGTGGGTCCTGATCCAGATGAGGAATCAAAATCTGATAAGTGGTTGAATCGAACTCGCAGAAAATCATGGATTAAGCGCGGATGAGTTGGATCAGCAGAAGTGCTCACGGGGGAAGAAAGCGACAGCAAAATGAGGATCCGAGCAATAATCAGCAAGACACAATGAATTGCATCTACATCAAACCACCGAAATGTCCGAATTGTAAGTCACACAAGGTGCCGACATATAAGACGGATCACGGCAGACCACGCAAGCAATATCGCAAATGTGCTGATTGTGGACACAATTTCATGTCGATAGAAGTCGAAAAAATCGACACATAAAATGCATATATTTGTCGAATAAATACACATAACCGCAAAGTTTTCGTCATAAGCGGTGTATTTTTAATAATTCCATCCTATTCCGTCACAGCATACCAATAGTTAGTAAAAGCAAATAATTTTTAGCTTGTTTAATATTTGGATAATCAATATCATTGAGTTGTTCGTTAATCAAAGGAGAAAACACTTGACAACTCCAACAGACTCCACAATCTTAGACAATATCAAAATCGCCATCAATGGATTGATGACAGGTGGCGCAATTCAGTCATACGCAATGCCGGATGGTCGAAACATCAAAGCATTCTCGCTTGATGAGTTGATGAGGATGCAAAAGTATTATGAGGCGCGAGTCCACAATGCTTCCACTACCACAAACAGAACTTATGTGAAATTTACGAGGCCACAATGAAAGAAGTTAAGAAAGAGAAAAAAACTTTCATGGATCGGATTGGTGGTGGTGTTGACAAGCTGGTTGGCTTATGGAATCCGAAAGAAGCATTCAAGCGTCAAGCATATCGATCAGCAACATCCATCCAAGCAAATGCATCGTCAGGATATCGTGGAGCAAGCACCAGTCGGTTGCGTTCTGATTGGGCAATCAATGATGCATCGCCTGATGTTGAGATTTTGCCGAACCTTCCAAAATTGCGCGCAAGGTCAAGAGATCTCAATCGCAACAATGCGTTCGCTGCAGGAATAACACAAACAATCACATCGAATGATGTTGGAACTGGAATCAGGCCACAAGCTAGACCAGATAATTCCGTCATCAACTTGGGTGAAAAGAAACTCAAGAAATATTCAGAGGCGGCAGAGCGAGCATTCAATCTTTGGGTACCAGAAGCAAGTGCAGATGAGCGCATGGATTTCTATGACTTGCAACACCTTTGTGATCGGTCAATTCTTGAAGCCGGTGAGTTCCTTGCCATTCCCGCGATGATAGATGCACCATATCGACATTTCAAATTTGCATGGCAGACAATCGAACCAGACAGATTGATGACTCCAAGTGATTTGACCAGAGACAAGACAATTCGTGGTGGTGTGAAGATCGGTGATCGTGGACAACCAGTCGGATATTACATCCGCAAGAATCATCCCGGTGATCAAGGCATGACCAAAGGTCAGCGAACAAACAATTCAGATAATTTTGAATATTATCCCGCAAGGAATCTGCAAACAGGTCGGCAGAATGTCATTCATTTATTTATGCCACAAAGATCTGGTCAAACACGGGGTGTTCCGTTCTTTGCACCAGTGCTGACATATTTCAAAGATCTTGCTGATTATCTGGAAGCCAAGTTGGTCGCTGCAAGAGTCGCTGCATGTTTCTCAGTGTTCATCAAGCGAACAGATCCATCAGGTGCAGTCATTGGCAACACCAATTCAACGAATGCGAGTGGTCAGCGTGAAACAGAGCTCGAGCCTGGGATGATGGAATATCTTGCTGATGGTGAGTCGATTGATACAGCAACACCACCGACAGATGGATCATTTGAGCCATTCACATTGATGATGCTGAGATCTATTTCAGCGGCACTTGGATTGCCATATGAATTAGTGGCAAAAGATTTCTCAAAATCAAATTTCGCGAATGCTCGGGCTGCATTACTTGAGGCACGTCGATATTTTCAATGGCGTCAAACATGGCTTGCCCGAAAGTTCTGTCAAACATCTTGGGATCATGTGCAAGAGGAAGCATATCTCAATGGAATGTTGCCGGCCGTCGATTTTTTTGAACACAAGAAAGATCTTTGCAGAGTCAGATGGATCACACCGGGTTGGCAATGGATTGATCCTCGAAGTGAAGCGCAAGCGGCAAAGATTCAAATTGATAATGGTATCTCGTCATATTCCGATATCGCTGCAGAACGTGGCAGAGATTGGGAGGAGCAACTTGAACAAATTGCACAAGAGCGCAAGACGATCAAGGATCTCGAAGAAAAACATGACATAACAATGTTCCCTGAGCAAACAAAAGAGGAGCCGGTGGTTGCAACACAACCTCCTGAGCCAACTCCCTCAGGCAAGACACAAACTGATGAGGAGGAAGCAAAGTGAAGCATGTTCTCGATATGTTATTGAAGCCGTGGGCGGTTAAACAAGAATATTTGGTCACAATGCAATCCGTTGTTGATCGTCACATGCGTGGTGACAAGGCAAGTGAGGAATTATTGCAAGCAGTTCGATTGAAGCGTCAAGAAAATGGTGATCCGAAATATACAGTCAAAGATGGTGTGGCATTTGTTCCCGTCAACGGTGTTATTTCAAAACGATTGTCAATGATGGATGACATTTCAGGTGGTGCCACAACTCACGATCAGATCCGACAAGATTTTGACATGGCAATGGCTGATGAAGAAGTGAAAAACATCATGCTCATGGTTGATTCACCGGGTGGATCCGTTTTCGGTGATGCAGAATTGTCGAGCTATATCCACTCGAAAAGAGGCAAAAAACCGATCACAGCATATGTGGACGGCATGATGGCGTCAGCGGCATATTGGATTGCGTCATCAGCAGATCGAATCGTTGCGTCATCAGCGTCAGAAGTTGGTTCGATTGGTGTTTATGCAGTCATCCAAGATATGTCGGTTCTTGCTCACAATGAGGGGATCAAAGTCGAGGTCATCAGATCGGGTCCTGACAAGGGAGCCGGTGTTGCTGGTACCGCAATCACGGATGATCAAAAACAGTTGATGCAAGATGAGATCAACACATTTTATGGCTTATTCAAAGAGGCAGTCACACGCAACAGAGGTTTGGTGGGTGAAGCTCTTGAAGCAGTAAGCACAGGAAAAACATTTATTGGCAAAGCGGCACTTGATGCTGGTCTTGTTGATGAGATTGCAAGTCTTGATGAAGTAGTCGAGGCGATGCACTCGCAAAACGGGGGTCGTGTGACATCCCAACCAAACAACCAAAGGTTGGCGACACACGGCGCCACAACTACGGAGGAATCTGACATGGATCCTAAACAAATGGAAGCATTGACGCTCGGAGATCTTGAGAGTGGTCGATCTGACATTGTCAAAGCAATTGAAAAACGTGCCACGGATTCTGCGGCTCAGAGCGCAAGTGCTCAAGCAAGCGAATCTGCAATGGAAGCAAGTGAAAAAGCATCCACAGACGCAGTCGCATCTGAACGTTCTCGTTGTGTTGGCATTATGGCCAAGTTAAAAGTTGATGAATACAAATCGTGTTCAGCAATTGCCACTCAAGCAATTGAGACTGGTGCAACAGTTGAACAAGCAGAGAGCTCAATGAAAGATCAACGAATTACTGATCTGACAAAAGGCGCACCTGTTAATCCCGGCGCCGATGGTGCGGAAGAAGTTGCGACATCTGATGCTGAGCTTGAAGCAATGGAACCAACGGAGCGTGCGAAAGCAGAATATGCCAAAGACTCAAAACTCGCAACTGAGTTTAAGAGTGAAAAGGCTTATGTTGCATTCCGCGTGAATGAGTTGAAAGGCAAAGCAAAAGTCTTTCGCCCATCCGCAAGGAAGTAATTGCGGTTTTTGAATGTGTGTTTTTAACGTAAATGAAATAAAAAAAATAAGGAGTCGTGAAAATGACTACTAGATCAAGTGATGCTGGAAGAACTTTTGAGTTGGCCGGTGATCGCAGAGAGCAAGTGCGCCCTGTTATCGCTGCCGACATAATTTGGGAGGGTTCAGCCGTAGGTGACAATGGGTCAAACTACGCACGCCCACTCGTTGGTGCAGATCCGTTTTGGGGTTTCGCAAAAAAGAAAGTCGACAACAGTGCTGGTGCGGCCGGTGACAAAAATGTTGACCTATGGTCTGCGGGATTCATTGTGTTGAGCGTTGTTGGCGTGACTGCTGAGACAGACACGGATGCGGCAGTGTATGCAAGCGATGATGACGTGTTCACGTTGACATCGTCTGGTGCAACACAGATCGGTAAAATTGTGCGTAGAATTTCAGGCACAAGTTGTGTTGTTCGGTTCGAGGCGTTGTCAGAGCGTTCCATCTAGTTCTGATTGTTATTGTTTAATAAAACCGCACCTGTATTTTTGGTGCAAATTTGGAGGAAATAAAAATGGATCTCAGTCAATTATCCAGTCGCGCCATTATCGGGCGCTTCTACGAGACACTTGAGATTGCAGAGGGTGAATCATGGGCTCAACAAGTCTCATTTGAATCCCCAAGTGATCAAGCGTCTGAAACTTATAAGTTCCTAGGTCAATCACCTCGCATGAGGGAATGGCTTGCGGGACGTCAAGCGAAAGCCTTGAGAGTCAATGGTTTCACTATCGAGAACACAAAGTATGAGTTCACGATGGACATTACTCTCGACGACATTCGACGAGACAAAACAAGTCAAATCATGGTTCGTGTCGATGAGGCTGCAGATGCGGCAGGTGAAGATCATTGGGCTAAATTGCTCAGCACATTAATCACCACGAATGGAACTTGCTATGACGGTCAAAATTTCTTTGACACAGATCATAGTGAGGGAGATTCAGGCACACAAACGAATGCTTTGACAGCAAGTGAAATCGCTGCATTGAATGTCACCACAACCGGTGATGTGAGTGCAGTTGAAGCGATGAAGATCATGCTCGGTCTTGCATCATATTTCACTCGTTACAAAGATGATCGTGGTGAGCCAATCAACGGAAACGCGAATCAATTTGTGGTTGTTGTTCCACCTGAATTGCATCCCGGCTTCCAAGAAGCTGCAGTCAGCAAATTCCTCACGGGAAATGCTGGTGCTGAAAATGCAATCAAGGGTTCAGGAATGAACTTCCGCGTTGTGTCGAATGCACGTTTCACTGGAGCAACGGTTGGTTACATCTTCCGCATTGATGGAAGAGTAAAACCATTCATCCGCCAAATTGAGGTTCCTTTGGAAACTCAGATGATCGGAGAGGGCTCAGAGCATGAGTTCACTTATGATTCATGGTTGTTCGGTGGAAAAATGGTCGGCAACGTTGGTCTTGGGTTGTGGCAACACGCCATTCAGTTCACGGTTAGCTAAAACTAATCCGAGCTTATTTGTATAAAAACATCCTAGGGCTAGAGCAATCGGCTCTAGGATGTTTTTCTATAAGGCAAGGGAAAAATGACATTCCGAGAAAAACTTGAATTAGATGCAAAAAATGCATTCCTGAATACAGATCAATTTGCTGAGACTATTGGCTATACACCATCAGGTGAGAGCGAAAAGAGTATCAAGGCAATCATTCTGAGAAGTCGCAAAGACGTGTTGGAGCAGTCCAGAGGTTATGTGGCCGGGGAGGATTGTGAGATCTTGATCCAGAACGATGCGACATTGGGTGTGGCATCAATCACCAAATCAGGAACAACACCAGATCAATGCTCATTCCCAATTGAGTATGGTGGCACAGCAGTCGCATGGAGAGTCACGGCAATCATAAATGTCGATGATGGGATGTGGCAGTTGAGGGTCAGAAAATGATCAAGATTGAAATCAAAACAGAGGACATCGAGAGAGCATTCATGCGGATGCCCAAAGAGTTGCACACTGAGGCAGTCGATGGCTTGAAATTTATCAAAAATCGGTTTTATAAGAAATTCAGATCCGAGAGATTGTCGGGTGAGCCGGGTGTTCAGGGCAAGTCAGGGAATGGATTATTCGGACAGTTCAAGCATCATATATTCAGACCGAGTTCAAATCGTGGCATGGGATTGGTGATGTTCACTAATTCAGATATTGCAAAGGCACATGAGTTCGGTGAAACATTGACAGCAAAAGACGGTGGTCGTTTGGCAGTGCCATTGTCATTCCAGAAAGTCATGTTCACGGCAACAGGAAAGCTGAGAAAGAGATTCAAAAAGGTTCGAGCAATTCCAAATTCATTCGTTGCGGAGTTCAAGGGTCAGCCATATGTCGCAAGACGTAAGACAAAGAAGTCGAATATCATTCAACCACTTTTTGCATTAAAGAGATCAATCAAATTGAAACCAAGACTTGGGTTCTATACTTTGTGGAGAGGATTCGAGTCTCAGGCATATTCAATGTTGGCAAAGAAAGTCTTTGCTGGTGTGGATAGAGCATGGAGAGCAAAAACATAATGGCAACATCAATTCGTGAACTCGTCATGGCTAATCTCAAGACAGCACTTGCGCTCATCACCACAGCAAATTTGTATGAGAATACAATTGCAAGCGTTCAAAGATATTCTCAACACAATCAGTCGCATTCAAGTTTGCCATTGATCGTGATTGTTGAGGGTCCTGAGGATTCAACAGATATTCCAGATCCACTCACAACAAATGTTTTGACGGTTCAGGGTATATTGATGACAAGTCAAGACGAGGCATCCGTAGTGGCGACAGGCACATACTTGAATACATTATTGCAAGATGTGAAACGAGCCGTGAAAGTTGATCCGACACGTGGAGGATATGCGGTTGATTCAGAAGTAACAAACAATGAACCAATTGAGGGAACAGAGGATCTGCCATTTGTGGGATTCTTTTTTGAAGTTAAAATCACTTATAGACACAGTCAAACAGATCCGACTTCAATCGGATAAAGGGAGGAATTAAAATGTCGCTGTTAATCAAAAAATCAGTAATATTTGCCAAAGTTGAAAGCACAAGTGGTGTCGATGCGAGTCCAGATGCAAGCAACGATGCGGCAATTGTTTATGACTTGGAAGTTGGGAATGAGTTTGATGCCAATGAGCGCGATGACAAAGGTGTTGCGCTTGGCAATCAACAAGAGTTGACGGGTCAAGCACGAATGAATCCGAGCATGACCACAGAGTTGCGTGGAAGTGGGGCGGCCGGAACAGCACCAGTGGGTGACACTGCATTGTTCAAAATGTGTGGATTGTCTGAAACAGTATCAGGTGGCACATCAGTCACCTATGCACCGAGATCAGCTGGATTTGAAACAGCAACAGTTTATGCAAATCTCGATGGCGTTCGCCATGCAATGTTGGGTTGTGCTGGAAATGTTGAATTGAGCATTGTGGCCGGTGAGACAGCGAAGTTGAATTGGTCTTTCATGGCACCTTGGTCTGCACCAACAGATGTTTCAGTTCCGACATCTTACACACCAAACACAACTCTTCCGCCAGTTGCGAAGAACATGACGGTGTCGTTGGATTCTTACACACCAAAGGTTCACAGTTTCAGCATGAACTTGAACAATGTGATCACCGAAAGACCTGATGTCAATTCGACATATGGCATTTCTGGATATCAGATCACAGGTCGGAATGTTGGCGCTGAGTTAGTTGTTGAAGCAGTGACACTTGCATCACAGAATTACTGGGCAAGTCTTTCTGCGGATCTCACAGTTCCATTTTCTTTGGTCATAGGTGCAACAGCCGGCAACATTATCACGTTGACTGCAACAGCACGGATCAGGAATATCCAATGGGCCGACACTGAGGGAATTGCAACATTCACAGTTTCAATGCAGTTCTTGAAAAGTGGAAATGGGAACAACGAGTTCTCGTTGGTTCTAACTTAATTTAGAGGGGCGCGCCTCGATGGTCGGCAGTTTGACGGCACTGTCGGCCATCACCTTTAAGCCGTTAAGCCGTTGAAAAAAAAGGAGACGTCATGCAAGTTCGTTTAATGAATGAGAAAAAAACCGTTGAAGTTGGGGATGCAAAGTTTGAATTGGCACTGGTCAGTCGTGGCAAGTGGTTGGACATCAATTCCAGAATGGCGATGTCAAGGATCGCTCTTGGAGAAGCAGTGCTCAAGACTGCCGGGAAGTCAGAAGAGGAATTGACACCAGAGGAAGTTGATGATCTGAAAAACTCAATGCCAGTCGAAAAGATGGCTGAGTTGGAATCAAGCATGACCTTATGTTTCAATGATGCCGTCAAGTGGTCGGTTAAAGGACACAGCAACATTGTGGGCAGAGACGGGGTTGCAGTTCCTTTCAAGCTCAATGAGGATGGCAGTGTTTCAGATGAAGTTTTGGAGATTTATGATCTCAATCAGTTGATTATTAAATTGGCGACAGAAGTGATTGCCTTTCAAAATCTAACGGAGCAAGACAGAAAAAACTAATCACGGTCGTTTTGCGAGGGCATGAGGCAAAAGCACATGATTGCAACTCGGCCACAATTGAACAGCAGAGGGAGTGGGGATGCAAAGAGCCGAGCTCAGAGGCAGAGTGGACTTTCGACGGGGTCACGATGGACCGTTGTCCGAGTTATTACTTAAGCCAAAACCGCGCATGGCGCAACCTTATGATCTCATTGTACCAATGGAGTCAGAATGGGGTTCTGCCGTATGCGGGGGGGATCATGGATCAACCAAGTCTGATGGTCGAGGCGATGGACTACATCGGATATCTGGTGAATGTCAGAGACAGCAGTCACAGACAAGTGAACAAAGCCAAACCGCAATTGAGAGGAACTAAACGTGGCCGGTAATAGAAAACTTCAAATTGAATTACTCCTCAAAGATAAACAGGCGCTCAATCAATTAAGAAAAGCGCTTGGTGGTGTCCGAAAAGCAAACGAAAGCGCAACAGGCAAGATCATCCCAACTTGGCTGAAAGTCACCGCAGTCATCGGTGGTGCAACATTTGCGGCAGTCAAGTTCGCACAAACAACTCTCAAGTTTGGAAAGACAGTGATCGAAGTTGGCGCAAGGTTTGAAAGACTTGAAACTGAGATCATGGCATTTGTCGGATCCGCAAAAGAAGCAAAAGCGATCATGGAGGAATTGACCATATTCGCTGCATCAACTCCATTCCAATTGACCGATCTCGCAGAAGCACAAAAAAGACTTTTAGTTGTCACAGATAAAATTGACGATATGTCATTGGCAATGAGGGCGGCCGGTAACATTGCGGCAGTCACGGGTCTGACGATTCAGCAGTCCGCAGATAACCTTGCGAGAACATTCAGTGCCGGTGCCGGGTCAGCAGAATTGTTTTTTGAAAGAGGTGTCAGAGACATGGCATCAAAAGCAAGTGGTGGGATGGATCTTTTGACGGTAAGCGCAAAAGAAGCCGGTGATGCAATCATTAAGACATTCACAAGCGGATCTCTTGGCGATGGAATGCTCAGGTTGTCAAAAACATTCTCAGGGTTGATGTCTACATTAAAAGATAATGTTGAGCTGATATTCAAAGATGTTGCGGATGCTGGATTCTTTGAGTCTGTCAAGGTCGATTTGGAAGCAATTTTGGCATTGATCACAGGCATGAGGAAGAGTGGTGAATCCTATGATGAGGTGATCCAAAATCTCTCTGAGACAATGATCAAGTTGAAAGATGGCGTGTTTGATTTCTCAATTGCCATTGCATCAGGTGTCGGTGGTGCGATTGATGCATTCAGATCATTACAAAAGATAATGATGAAAAACGAAATGAGATCGCTGAGGATCAAACAGGTTTGGGCGAGTCTTGACATCAGGAGAGCAATCGGGAACGAACAAGCAAGAGAGTTGAATGAAGCATATGCGAAGCGTGAAATGCTTATATTCCGTCTTGAAAAAGGATTGACCGAACTGTCCGAAAAACAAGAGGATGCATTTTCAGCCAACGACTTTGTTGAAAAACTCAGAGCCAAATTTCAAGAAGCAAGGGAGATGATTCAAGCTGATGCAGATGCGGCAAAAGCTGAGGAAGAAGAAAACGATGCCGAAAGAACCGAAACAAAACTCCTGACAGAAACGGAATTATTCCTCCAAGCTGAGAGAGACAAACTTGACGGCAAAAGAGAAATGTGGGATCGGTTTCGTGAGCAAGATACAGAATCCGAAATGGCAAAGATCCGAGCAGAGTCAGAGTTCTTTGCATTAGCACTAGGAACACAGAAAAAAGCTCAAGAATCCATGTGGACGGTTGTTGGCAAAGCGCGTGACACATTTCAGGGTGGTGTTGCCGGGATGTTTAAGTCAATGATGCGTGGAACTTTTGAGGCAGAGGATGCATTCAAACAACTTGGTTTCAGTATGTTGGACATTCTCATTGATTATGCTGCACAGATGGTCATCAATGCAATTTTATCGAAAACTTTAATGGCAACAACAGTTGGTGCATCGGTGGCGAGTGCGGCAACAGTGGCGGTCGCTGCCGCACCTGCGGCCGCATTGACGTCACTTTATTCATTCGGAGCAAATTCAGCACCGGCAATGGCTGGAATCACAGCGACATATGCATTGGCAAAAGGATTGTCCATCCCTGGTGCAGAGGATGGTGCAAATGTGATGGGTCGTGGAACAGTCATGGTTGGAGAGAGTGGACCTGAGTTTTTAGATCTACCGGCTGGTGCAAGAGTCAGACCATTGGACAATGATGGTGGAGGTGGTCAAACGGTGAACATTAACATTCACGGGGATGTGCTTGACATTGGTGATTTTAAGGAACGATTTGGAGATGTCATTGGATCGATGGCGTCAGAATTTATTGCAAGAGAGGGGGATGACTTGTAATGGCAAACGAAGTTGAAATCAAACTCGGAACATTTGATCTGGATTCGACAAATGGCATCGCAATTGCAGATGTGTCATTCCGTGCGGCAAAGAGAATCGCATCACATGCACTCGCAAAGTTCTCAGGATCCGTTTCACCAATCAGTCTTTTGCAGAATGGCCGGGTGACTCTCAAGGGAACAATCGCTGGATCAAATTATGATGCAATGAGGACAGCATTGGATGCACTGAAAGCAGAGTTTCATTCCACCTCAGAGATCAAATTCAGCATCGATGATGATCGTTTTATGAACTCGATTGTTCAAGGATATTCACACAGTCCAGTGCAACAGGCAATCAGGACATTGTGGGATTTCAATGTCACTCTTTCAATTGCAGATCCTTTTTGGCAGAGCGAAACATTAAACACAGACAGCTCATTGTTGACGGCAAATGCATCCATCGTCATCGCAAATGCTGGAAATGCTATCGCAAGAGTTAAGCTGACCGCAAATGGATTGCTTGATTTCAACGATGATTTTGTGATTAACAACACGACAACAGGTGAGCAATTCCAATACAGAGGCACAGTTCTCGCGGGAGAGGATCTTGTTGTCAACAATAAGGTGGACGACAGAGATTTGATCGTCACAAACAATGCCGTTGATGATGTCGTTAATTTCGAGGGTGATTTCTTAACACTTAATCCCGGCAACAATACAATCACTTTGACAACTGGTGTGGCAAGCATCACGGTTCAGCTTGATTGGAGAGATATGTGGTATTAAATTATGGCATATAAAGGTGGCATTGATTCATTCACAAAGTTATTGATTCAGCCGGATGCGGCAGATGAGTCAACAACCATCGTTGATGTGATTGGAGTTC